ACCTAAGGGTACTAGGTTCAGTGAGTGGAAACTCACTGCCGTACAACCAGTACGGTTTTCATCATAGAGCTGTAAAAACAACAATACAAGTCTGATGGTTCTATAAAGAACCTCAGAAATTTTATTTGCATATATAAAACTGAAAATAAAGCATGTAATATTAGTACTTCACTCACATGATCATGGCATGACCAGGGCCTGAAGGGCCATGTTCATACTCACTAACATCCCTAGTTGTGTGTCTTTCATAACTTGTTCCCTGTGAAACGTTTCCATCAGTTAACATAGCTCTCTTCACCCCAGATCCCAAAGCTCCAGCTTTAGCTTGTGTTAGTATTTCCCTCACGACCGATGTGACTTTGTGATCAAATTTGAGAAAATCAAAAGCAAATGGTACCATTTCTTTTTGACGTATTCCCCTCTTAATTGCCCATCTCGTTAAAGTACCTCTCTTCTTCAATAGTAGAACTGTCAGGTCTGAATAAAATCTCATGATCTTCCTCAATCCAACTGACTTAGCTCCTTCTAGAAACGGCCTCAATGGCAGTTCCATGCTTGCATTCGGCCCTGTGGGAACCTTAGTTCTTGCATCGAAATCATGGTTTTCGCTTGTCCCGTTGTCTGCACACCAATAAATAAAAGCAACTTTTAATTTATTGAAATGACTGTCAGACAAAGCTTGTCCGCTTCCTCCATATCTCTGCTTGCAATAAGTTTCCCAGTCTTTGACTTGGTCTTCTGTTGCTGTTGTGTTGTCAAAGTGCATCTTGTGGTAGGGTATTGCTTTGAGTGTTGACTCATCTAGAACGGGAGTTCCAGATAAGCTTGGCACCATTGCTAATTCAATCTGCTCCGTGCTTAACGTACCCAAATTCCATGATGCTGCTTCTCCAGTTGCTGCTGGTCCAATTGTATTTGCCCCCGGTGGGGTTCTAGAAACTGGTCCCATTGCTGGCTCAGCTATGGCTGTGTCATCCCCACTTTGCATTAATCTTCTTTCTTCTCCAACATCCATTTGGAATTCCTTGTTTGCAAAATCCTTGTCTTTTAATGTATCCTGCTCACTCTCTGGTTGATAATGCAAGTTATGTGTTTCAATCTCAGTCAATATTCTTAATTTTCCTCCCTCCTCCATTTCCTCATAAGCTAATTCCCTCTGATACTGTAATAGGAACCATCTCAAGTATGTGCTAGCTATTTCGAATATTTCCTTTCTGTTGTAACTTTCCACGCATGCTGCTTGGATGCTTTGTAAAACATCCATGTATCTTTTACCTCTCTTCCACTGGAGTATCGCAACCAATCTTTCTGCCTCCAAGGCAAATCCAATCCCTTCAGTTGTGTTATAAAACTGCAAACTCATATAAAAGTGTTCAAATGGATCTCTAGTTAATTCCTCAAATTTATAATCTAGACCTAATTCCTTAAATTGCACACTTAAATCAAACTTATTTTCTTCTACTAGACTTTCATGCACTGTAAATTTATTATCATCGCCATTGCACACAAAATTAAATTGCTCCTTATCTAAAACATCCAAAGCTTTGTTATAACCTAATTTTCTAATTAATGCATAAGTAAAGGAAATCATTAATATTATAGTATTATCGACTACAGTACTTGGTTGACCGCTTGGTTGCCCCAAATTTTTTACAACTATAGTGCCATCAATACAATATATGGGTGTATAAACAAACTCCCTATACATGTTCCAAAACGCAGTCTTGAATTCTTCTTTGTCCTCTTGCGCTACAAATTGCATCCTAACCCAAACCATTAAATCGAAGAAAAACGGTTCAATGGAAGAGTCATATCTAGACCCGTCACCTCCTCCCCAATAAGAGTTTGGTTTATTTAATTTGTTAAATAACTTTTCCCATCCTCTTCTAAATTTGTTGATGCCAACTGTATGATTAGCTTTCAAATGGCTTTCATAAAACTGCTTGTTGAAACTGTCAACATAAAACTTGGATGCCAAAAGGGTAGTAAGTGGTGCTGCTGTGAACACTCTGGTTTTGTTGGCCTCAATTTTTTCTTTTGGTCTCAATTCAGCTTTGAGTGATGCATTCCAGATCCCTGCGTTAATTCCTTCAAGTAAACCTTCCCTGCTCCAGTTTGCTATTTGATGTATCTGATCTTGTGTGTAGCCCTCAAGAACTAGACCTTTAGCTCCCATGTAAACCGCACCTGCTGCCGTTTGCCATTGTAAGTCTTCAAGAACTTGCTCAGTTTTCATAACCCTTGTAATTCCCATCCCGTTCTTCTTGAGGTGATCCACGACCCATTGTGCTGCCTGCTTTAATGCTTTATGGTCTGGTTTTGCAATTTCAGGGTGGTCGTATTTTGAGAGATCCTTCCAATAAGCAGCTTTGTTGAGCTTGCTTGGCAAATACTGCCATTCCAATTCATGCATGTTGGCAACCAACTCCGGATGCAACTCTTTGAACTCAAGCCAGTGATCCGATTCACACAATCTCCTATGTTTTTCTAAACTCTTTGGTTCCATATTTCCAACAACTTTGACTTGCATGTATTTTGAGGTTCCTTCCCCTTCTCTTACTCTTCTGTGTTGAATATGCATACAGCTGGATGCCCACCTGTTAAAATTTGCCATTGTGTACATTGTGGTGTCTCTTGAGAATCCTTCCTCAATCCTTTCGATCCTTTGTAGTTCTTTCCTAATAACAAGTCCATTCTTGATATTCCACATTTCAAACGAAGCTCCATTCTTTGATTCCACTCTAACAGAAATAATTTCATCAGCTTCCCCACTCTCTAAATTCTTTTCAAAAGACTTTTCATCAATCAATTCTGTTGGTCTCTGTAAGAAGGCAACTTTTCTCATCTGAAAATTTGCGAAATCTGCATTGTCGAAACCCAAATCACTTGGTTTTGCCAATATCCTTGGTTGCAGGAAAGTCTTGTCGGCTGTTTCCAATATGTTCAAGATTGCATCATTGAAAGTTTGAAAAGTGTTAAGCTTGGCAATATTATCCCCGACAACATGAATTCCAACAAGATGGCCTGTGTTCATTGAAATTACTGGCGCTCCACACATTCCTTTTGCTGTTGAAATTGTGTGTGACCATTTTCCTGGTTTGTTGTCCTTTAGAGCCCTTCTTGATCCAGATTGAACGAATTTCTTCATTTGCTTTGAAAAATAAAAGAAGGTTATTTCCTCAGGTGTTATCATTTCTCTTGCTCTTGCCACTAGCTTCACTAATTTCAAACTTGTCGGTTTCGGTACCAGGACCATATCCATACCAGAAATGTGTACCACTCGTTGGATGTCAACATCAAAGGAGTTCCCTTGATATTTCAACTTGTATGAGTTTTGTGGTGTTGTCATTATATGTCCTGGAATTATTAACCAATGGTTGTATATGATGGCGTGTAAGCAATGATTGATGGCTCCTTCTTCATATAACAACCCTATCATGTTTGGTGTTTCTGGATTGGCTTTTGAGTGTGGAACCTCTGACATACATTCAAGTACCTTAGTTGGCCCCGTTTGTCTCAAAACATTATTTCTCTCTGGAAACCCTGCTACGTTACCATGTCCAACAAATTTTGATGGATTATGTGGTGTCATGTGGACCTTGTAAGTTCTCCCATTTTTCATGTGCACCTCGTAGTAGTAATCATGACAGTCATCTGCCCAGAGTGCGTGTGCAAGAGGTGTTGTAATGTCTTCTTCTGTGGCTTCTGTTGCTTTCTCAATGTCTGCAATTGGCTTTGTTGTCCTAAACAGTTCTTTTCCAACGTCGTTTTTTAAGATTGCATATTCCACCATGTCATCATTTGATATATCGTAAAAAACGTACCATGGGAGCTTCTCTCTTGTTAAATGGGTGATGTATGCATTGTCATATTTCTTTTTCCCTCGAACTTTGAGCTTTTCTTCTACGTCATCCCCAAAGTATGTATTTAAAACATCATCACAGTTTTCACTATACATCATGGCTGGGTTTCTTTTATCCCTTGCTGATTGTCTCTTCTTTTTTGCTACTTCGTACTCCTTGGCAATGTTTCTGATTGATTCGCTTGTTACTCCGCTCTTAAACAACGTGCTAATTGTTGGTATGTGTTGCACACACTGATAAATTAGGTATGCTGTAAGTGCAAAGATTAAACAAAATAATCCCCAAAGTGCTGTTTTTAAATCTCCCTCAACTATTGCCTTTGTTATTGATGCAGTTTCAACTGTTTCTAGCTCGCAAAATTCTATCACCTTTTCCTTTGTGAGTGTTTGATTGCTTTGGAATTCAAGACATTTCTTGATCTCAAAGTTATCATAATAATCACATTCGTGCTCACCTTCTTGCATGTTTATCATCTCTTCAACCCTCGACCTCAATCTTGTGACCTTGTCTAAATTTCTTTGGATTTTGCTTATCTGATTTTTCACGTTCTTCTTTGCTTGTAAGCAATTTAACTTGTTTGCGAAAAGGCCATAATTAAGCTTTCTCTCCAGTTCAGAGTACCCACACAATGCTTTTGTGTATGTCCCAACTAATTCTTGTATGTAACTCAATGTCTGCTGCAATGCTGGTTCTCTTAAATCCAATGTTATTTTCCTTGTAATTTCTCCTTTGCTTCTAAGTAGTCTCTGCGCAGTTGGTTTCACATCTCTCAAAGCTTTTACAAGTAACACGTAGATGCCCATTTCCAAATTTTGGCAAGCAAATGGTATCCTCTCTTTTGATATGGTTTGCATCTCTTCTGGAATCTCTCCTCTAAATGCTCTGATCAATATTTCCTCTAGCCGTGGCCATGATGAATACTTCTCGCTCATAACACAATTTTCATGAGTGTTCATGGACAGAGATTCATTTGCAAATTTTGATAGAAACTTTGCAATTTGTTTATGAACCCTACCCTCGCTATCAATCAAGTCTCTTGTAAGAAAGAGTGGCAGTTGCAGAGCAGCCATCAACGTTGCTTGTTCTCTTGTGATGTTTTCGAGCCAATAAGTTGATAGATGTGAATTGATATAGATGTCAACATCCAAAACATAACTTAGAATTGCTGCTGAATAGACTGTGCAAGCATCAACTGCTTGCTCGTTATTCATTACTTTTCCGAAGCAGAGTGCAGTTCCATTTTTAATTCTCCCACATCTTCCAACTCTTTGTTCTCTCTGATTAGCAGTGACCCTCTTCTTTTCAAGCAATAAAGTTTTCTCTGATAAGTCAAGAACAGGTCTCATCGTGAATCCAAAGTCCACTACAACGTCCACGTCCATTGTCACACCTGTTTCAAATATATTAGTACTGAAAACCATCACCTTCCTTTCTCTTGCACTCAAGTCTGCTTCTACCGCTCCAATAACATCCTTGAAATTGTCAGAATGAACAGCATGTGTCTTGATTTCAGGAATTTTTGAACTTAAGCTAGAAGCCAATGTTTCTGCCTCCTTCTTCCCCGTAACAAAAGTTAACACGGTTTTGCCATAATTAAATGGATCCTCCATGCAACCTGTCATCACATTTCTTAACCAGGCTTGTGGGTCTTTTCCGTCAAATTGTAGTTTATTTATTGTGAATCTTCTAGCTGGTTCTATTTTCACTTTGGCTACCCTGGGAGTTGCTGTGACATAGAACTTGACAATGTTTGTTTTCAAGTTCACAACACTTTCAAATACTAATGAGTGCTCACTTATCAAGTGACTTTCATCCAAGAAAATTGTATCAAATTGATCAAGGAAATTTTCATTCGACATGTGGGTATAGAGGGCTGAACCATACGTCATGACTTGAATGCCCATATGACCCTGTTGTAAGAAATCTTGATGTTTGACGTAAATAGCTTGTCCAAAATGTGCTTCTATTCCACCTGCCACATTTCTTGTTGCTGCTCTTGTTGGTTGAAGGATGAGAATCCTATGTTTCCTCTTGGTCTGTTGTCGCAGCAAGTTGTAGTAGGCCACTGGAAAAATTGTTGATTTTCCTGAACCAGTTGCTCCAAGAACAAAGTTCCAATCTTTTGTTGTGTTCATAGCTTGAATTGCCACGTCAGCTGCGTTTCCTCCTTGTATGACGTATTGGTTTCCATATTCCGCTCCGTACTCTAGAGGTCTTGTGTTATCTATTCCTTCCATGTGTTTGGTTAGGCGCCATGTCCCATACGTGTCCTTGATTCTTTTCACAATCCCCTCTTCTTCTTCTTTTTCCGTTATTTCGAGTTCAACATCGAGGAAATCAGCTTGAAATTCTTTACCACCCGTTATTAAGTTAGTATCAATAAGGGCTGATGCTAACCTCGAAAAGTGATTAAAAGCTGCTGATAACATATTTGCTGTATCAACACTAAAAATGTATGTAATTAGGATTGCAAACGCCATAAAAGACATTAACATCTTTGGTGGTTCATCTTTTTTTGATTGGAACTCTTTGTTTTTCCTGAAATTTGCAAATAGATTTCTATTCATGTAAAGTATGGCTCCAAGTACTGTCATGAAAAAGAGTAGTGTTGTTGTTTGACTCGGCATTCTTGCAAACCTCTGTAATGCTATCCTCCCAAAGAAAAGTGTTAGTTGTAACATAGAGCAGCAACCCCATATATAAGATGCTACATTCAGAATTATCGAAAATATTAACATGAAGTTGTGTAACACTCTATATGGATAATCCATAAAAACTCTTCTATTGAATATGTTGTCTGCCAGCTTCTTTAAGTTTGATCCAACCTCTCCTTGACTTCCATTCCATTTTCCTCTTCCATAACCACCAGTTATATCTGGCCATGCTAAATGGCAAACGAATGAGCACCATTCGCTTGTTGATCCAATGTCTAAAAACTGTTTTATGTTTTTTTCATGTAAGCTTCTCTCCAAACTTGATACAATAAAGAAATTGCTTGAACAAAACGATGCGTGTTCTTTAGCAATTTTCTTCATTAGATCCATTTGCCTTGTCTCCAGTGTGGAGTTATCGATCAGCTCCCTGGCTTTAAGATGCAACAGTGACACAACTTTTTCACTAAGGGTGTTTCCAAATCCATTTATCATACACTTCAGTAAATGTGATATATGGATTGCATTTGCATCATTCTCAAAAATAGCCGCTATGCTATCAAATTTTGATTGACTCCCTTGAATTGCTCTAACCATTTTTGTCATAGTTGCTGGGCTTAAAAGTATGAATGTTGAAAGTTCCGGATCATGTGCAATATCATGAATCATTGTTCCATCCCTAAACCACTTTTTCCAATTTTTCCTTATCTTGTTGATGTTGTCCTGGTAAAACTTCATCATATCAAAAGGTCCAATTTGCGGATCTGCATCAACGAATGTTTTCCGTACTGGGAATGATTCCATCAGATCCTGTTCATAATGGCTTTTAAGCAACCTCCACATTTGAGCTTTCTTTACTTTGTCGTCCCTTTCAATCTCTTCTTTAAAAATTTTTGCCCATGGTTTTTCTTGGGAACTTTCACCTTTAATTGCTCGCTGGATTTCTTCTATTTCATCTCGCATCCCAATATGATTGATTTCGTCACTCAATGTTCCTCCAACTCTAAATTGAAACCAACTCTGGTGGGTGTAAGCTAACAAGTCTATTATATCACCCAAGCTATCAACCAGTATAACTGTTGTGTGATTTGGTTGACCTCTCTGGTCGCAAAAGTGAATAACTTGATGGTCCTTGTTTATCACCATTGTGGGGATCGTTGCTGTATCTAGATATGGGAACTTCACTAGTATCGCATAGAGTGCTTTTACGATTCTCTCAAACGTTGGCCATGCTCCTAGATGTGATCTAATTTGGTCCACTAATGATGTGTATGCTTTACAGTCGTTCTTAATAACCTGTTGTCCCAACGCCACAAATATTGACATATAACAAAAACCTTCCTTTGGCACGTGGTCTTTAATCATAGGTATTGAGGTTTGTCCTGATGAACCTCCTGGTGCATATGCATTATTCACTCTTTTAAGATACTGTGTTGCTGTTGTGACACTAGTTGCCAATTTTCCAGCTGGTTGATTGGCATAACTGGTATACGGTAACTTGAACACATCACTTGACATCATGAGAATTTCTTCTGACCTTTGCAAATAGTGTGGAATTGATTTCCATGTGATTTGATTTCCTCTCGACAAGACATTTCTTAGAGTTCCGAATCCTTCTTTTTCAAGTTCTTCTTGTTTAACATAAACATCTCGAATCCAGTGGGAAACTGATTCTCTAAGTTCATCACAAATACGTACCTGTTCACCCTTGATTTCATACATGTCCATGAGTGACACTCTCTTGTGCATCATTACTTGAACTTCAAATGCAGAGCTCAGTTTCTGTTCAAGTAGGTAAGATATCTTAGATAAAATGTTTTCAGTGATTTTGTCGATAACATCATGTGATGTTGGCCTATCAGTGAGAAGTTCAGATGTCCCTTCACTTTCCATGAATGATCCAAGCTTCCAGTGATTGATTTCTGTATGTTGGGACAAAACTACTCCATAGAAAAGATCCTTCAAGCAATCGACTTCAAGTTGATGACAATCTTCTGGTGCCCCTCTTTGATCTGCAACGTGGAGTATATCCTCCCTATGGTTAATCCAAATTGGCGGTATTGGTACTAACCACAGATACGGCATGTCATACGTTGCGCTAACGAATTCCTTAACAAACCTATATAAAGAAACATCTCCTGTCAATTTTGAGATTAAAGCTTTAATGCGTGTTATATATAATTTTTCCTGATTCGGTAACACATAAAAGCTCAGAGCATAAAATATACTTAGAAAGCATTTTCCATCCTCTGGTACAAATTCACGCCATGCTGGTATTATATTCGCTCCTTGAATACCAGTAAACATAAATCCATCAGTGCACGTGTAGAGATGTCCATACCTCTGGATTAAAGGTGATACACATTTCAGAGATCTTTGACACCTTTTTCCATCATGTGTAAATTTATGAAATGTTGGTTCCTTCACTCTCTCGATTATGCATTCAAATGCGCTTTTATCTCTATTATTCCAAACTCTATTGGTAGGGTTTTCTATCATAACAGCTCGATTAAAATGTTTATAATAACCCTCAACCATTTTCCACAGCTCGTCTCGAACATGAACTCCTCGCCCCATAAGGTTTTGGAGTTTTTCCACATCAAAGTTTGTTGCAAGTTGTGGTTGGTTAGATAAAGCTATCTTTCCAAGATCCTTGTAATAAACTTCTGTGTTGTCATCAGCATTCCACTTCCATGCAGCTTTAGATGATGCAGCCATCGTGTTTCTTGTAATCTGCGCTTTTAGTAATGAGTTACTTAAAGAGTTCACAGAAAATTTTCACAGTCTGTAGTGCAAATCTTTGAGACTTAAGTTGTTTCAACTGTTTGACTTTGTTTTTGCTAAAATTGTTTTAGCCTGCTGTCGCAATGTTTGTTTTGTTCTTTTCTTGTTTGTTTTGTTTTGTTTTGTTTTGTTCTAATTT